ATCCGGAAAGTCTTGGAAGTCGCTGAGCCCGATGCCTGCGCTCCACTGCTCCGGCGCATCGAGGTCGCTCCATTGCACGCGCTGGCCCGCCTCCTGTATCGCTGTGAGTACGACAAAGAAGCCGATGATCGCGACCCATCCGGCATAGGGCGGGTTACCACCGAGATCGACGAAGCTATTTGACGTCGACTGCGCAAGCTTCTGCGGCGGACAGTTCTTCTGAACCGCGATGATGAGATCGTTGTACTGGACGAATACCCAGTTGTCGTCTGTCGGCACAGCGCCGTAAGAGCGTCCCCCTTTAGATGCCAGGGTCCACGACAGATCGATAGGGTTCATGATGTAGAGATCAGTCGCGGTGCCGGCGACGATCGTAACTGTGCCGTCGGGCTTGCGGCCATAGAAGTAGCCGCGGCAGGGAGCTGGCAGCGACTGCGTATACTGCGTCATGCTGAGGATCGGACCGTAGCCGTCGCTCTTCGGCACGACGTTAAAGATCACCTGCGAGTCAGCCTGCCCGAGAGGTGTGATGTCAGGCGCATAGTCCGGAAATGGTATCGTGTCTGACATGTCGTTAGAACTTCATCGGTCTCACGTCATTAAAACTTCATCGGTCTCACGTCGTTAGAACTTCATCGGTCTCACGCGCGACAGCGTCGATGTGATCTTGTTACCCTCACGCTTCAATTCCATGTAGGACCTGTAGGTCTCACCATTGTCGGGCGACATCGCCTGCGCCATTGTCGGGTTTCGCGTCACATGCACCGCGATCTCATACTTGGCCCGGCAGCGGATCAGCCGCTCTGCGTTCTGCGGCGTCATCCAAACATTATTCTCTTCGGTATCCGACGCTGGCGGCGGCATCGCAAGGTGACAGCCGATCCAGCATTTATAGGCGCTCACAGGCACCGGATAGAGGATCAAGGTGTTGCCCTCATATGCGTAGCTGGTCGGCAGCCCGAACTGTGTAAAGAGTTGAATGTTGAGGTGCTGGCGCTCTGGCGTGTTCTGCGAGAGCTTCATCAGCGTGTTGCCGATCTGGATGTTGATATAGTCGATCATGAACATCGTCGAGATGGCCGGACAGTCCGCGGTCGAATAGGTCGACTGCAGCGGCACCGTCTCGAACGTCGTCGGCATTGCCGGGTCGATCTCGTTGAAGCGGAAACGGTGTTTCTGGTACTCGAAGATCGCGGTGTTGATCGCGTTGCGGATCGCCTCGGCGTTCGGCCGTGACCTCGTCGCTGTGCCAGGAGTGCCGGCGAGATCGAAGCGCGCTCCCAATTCGCCAGCAATACGGAAGATCATCGTCTGAAGATCATTAGCGGCCCCGCCGCCTTCGAAGCCGGCGCTAAACCCGGGACTGAATGCACGATCGATATCGCTCATTGTATCCTCAGCGCAGTGACCGTGCTGTCCTTGGAATTGCCGCTGGTATTGGCCGCGATCTTGCCAGTTGTCCCGCTGATGTCCTTGCAGCTGATCCTGATATTGGCGGCCGGCGAAGCCAGCACGCCGGATAGCGTCATCTTGGTCGTCGCCGCACCGAGGATCTGCGTGGCGGAGCTGTCGATCACAGTCGTGCCGTCCCACAGCTTGCAGTAAAACGTTGCCGCAGCCGTATCATTCAACGTCACCGTCCCCGACGCGAACCATGTGCCCGTCGTCCCCTGCCCCACGCTTGGCCCATCGAAGTAGTTCGCGATGTTGTTGAGCGAAACATCCGCAGGTATCGATTGCGTCACATTTGTCAATGACACGTTGCAGGTGCCGGTGGTGGTGATGGTCCCACCGGACAGGCCGGTGCCGCATGACACCGACGTCACAGCCGTGGGTTGGCCCCAGGCCGGGACGCCGGCCGAACTTTCGGCAAGGAAGTTCGTCCCGGTATTGTTGCCAGGGATCGTCACCCACTGTGTGCCGTTGTAGTAGGCGACGTCACCGGCCCGCGTCGGGGTCGGGAATGCGAGGTTCGTCACACTACTCGTCCATGACGGAACGCCAGTGGCGCTTTCCTGCAGGACGCCGATCGTCGTGATATTGCCGGCAAGCGTCACCCAGACCGATCCATTCCAGTAGACGATATCCCCGGCTCGGACAGGCGTCGGCAATGCGATGCCCGAGAGACTGGTCGCCCATGATGGGACGCCCGCAGCAGTTTCCTGCAATACGGCTGTCGTCCCGTTATTGCCGGCAAGCGTGATCCACTGTGATCCGTTCCAGTAGGCGACGTCTCCCGCCCGCGTGACCGTGGGGAAGACATTGGCCGCCGCACCCGGCTGCGTCGTTGCGCCAGTGCCGCCTTGTGCGATGGCAATAGCAGCCGTGCAGTTGCTGGTGAGGCCGGTGGTCCCGAAATAGCAGGCGGGAGCATTGGCAATGAGCGGCGACGTCGGCAACATCGAATAAATGCTGTTGTTGAGAAACTGCCGCAGCGTGGCGGGTGTGATGCCTCCCGCAGTCTGATCCGGGAATTGCGTCTGCACGTCATTGAGCAGCTGCTGCTGCGTGCAGGGTGGCGTGCATGTCGGGGTCGTCTGAGCTTCGCAAACGGTCGACAGAGCCAGGAGCCCGCAGATGGTCGACAGGGCCAAAAGAAGCAGGATGGCAGGACGTGTTCGCATGGTTAGCGCCTCCTCCGCGGTAGCCGCGGCTGACCGCGCTATCCGATGATGCAGAACCAACGAGCCGCCGCGCTCGATGATGTGCACTGCACGCTGTTATGCGCCGCCACGGCCAACGCTGCACCGTTCGCCAGCGCTACACCGGCGTTGCTGATCCCCTCGTTTGCCGAGAACGGGAAGACGTTCATCGAGTTGGCCGTGTGGTTCGTGATGTAGACCGTCATCGATGCGTCGACGTTCGTCGGCGAGAAAAACGAAAGCGTCGATGGCAGCTTCACCGCATCGCCGATCGTCGCGACTGTGCCGACATAAGTGAAGCCCTGCGTGATCTGGTATGAAGTATTGATGGTGCCAGACGGCGTGGCAGTAACGTTGTTGTCAGTCGAGGTCGCCGCAATGCCGACTTGCCCGATGTTGCGATAGTTCGTCGTATCGCGACCGAGAAGGTTCGCCGCGATCACCGGGACCAGCATTGCAGCCAGCCCGAAGGCGGCGCCAGCAAGAGCGGACTTGAGATATCGGTTCATGATCTCTACCCTCGCAAAAAGAGGCTGGGCGGAAGAGGAGGACCGCCCGGCCCAAGGCTGGGAGGTTACGATTGCCATCCGCCCTCGAACTCGATGACGACGATGGCTTGTCCTGCACTCGGAGCGCCGGTCGCGTTCCATGTGACCATCGGCAATACATCACCAGCCGCGGTCAATGATCTACCAAGACCACGCACCACCGCTGTGACGCCAGTTGCCGTCCATGTCACGTCGGCAGCCGCCACGATATTGTTCCAGCTGCCGGCATTGGTTCCGACCGTAATTGTGGGCGTGGTGCCGTTGAAGATAGTCACGACCTCCACCGAGCAGAGCATGATATACGCACCTTGAGGCAGATAGTTCGCCATCGGAACGGCAACGCCGGATGCGGCGTCGTTCCAGTTGATCGTCTTTTTCAGCGTGTTGCTGACTTGCCGCGGGTCCTGACGAGCAGCAGTGCCTAATACGTTGGTGGCCATGTGCTGTGCTCCTTACGTTGCCGGCGCCGCGTACGTCGACATGACGATCGTGCCGTAGTCGATGTTGTTGTACCGGGTCTTTTTCAGGCCATGGATCGTGAGCGCGCTGATCTCAAGACGACGCTTGTGATCAAACAATTCTTCGTTCCATGTGAGCTTGCTTGGACCGTTGTCGCGGCCAAACCCCATCATGCAGGCTTGTCCACCGAGGAAGATCGCCCGCCGCACGGTCGGTACGTCAGCGCCGGCCGCAGAGACGCCATCGGTGACGTCATAAGCGGAGCGCATGATGGTGGAATTGTAGATGCCGATCGAGCCGTTGAAGATCCTATTGCCGGTCTCCGCACGGCCCATGCTTGCGGCTTTCTGCAGATCGATGAACTGGCCGGTCGAGGTGTTGCGGCGGACCGCGGTGACTTGATAGGGGTGAAGGTATGATACGTACATATCTTCAAGCGTATTGTTGTAGTCGCTGCGCCCGTTCGCGCGCGGACCCGTGCCCTTGATGCGGATCGGACGGATCAGCGGGGTCGCGGTGATCGCGGCCTCCTTGGCCTTGTCGATCATGTCGAGCGTGAAGGTGTCGCCGGCGACCAGAAGATCGTCGGACGTTCTATTAGACTGACGGATGATCCGGTTAGCCGATGGGGCATTTACAGGGTTAAGCCCGGTATAGCGCACGTCACTTTGAACAGAGTAGCCGCACACTTGGTTAAAAAACGCCACGCTATAGCGTTTGGCGTACCAGTCCCCTAAGCGGCTCTTCGCGGTGTTGCGCAGGTCCCATGGGACACGCTGCTGGTCGATGGTGCGCCGGCTCTTGACGCCAGCGACAGCCATAAGCTCATTGATCACGAGCTGATCGCTGTAGGTGGTCAGGGCCTCGCCGTTGCCTTCCGCCAGCTGGTTCTCGGAAAAACCAGCCTGCGCGAGCTGCATGACGATCGCGTAGGTGATCGCGTCACCCGGCCCTTTCGACAGCGCGTCCTGCATGTGGATGATCGAGTTCTCGTCGTCGCCGATCAACGGTGCAATGGCCGTATATTTCAGTGCCTCGTAGTCGAGAACCCTGCTCCAGAGCTTGACCGCCATCTGGTCATTGACGGGAAAACTGGTGGTCGCCATGTGGCACCCCTGCGGTCGCGCCAGGGCTCACATAACGAGCCCGTGGCACATTTTGCGCGATATACGTGAGGGTGCAGAGTGTTATCGCCGTCTGCTGGCAAGAACCGCTTAACGAGGCGGTCGTCTCGGTAGGTTTGGCGTAATAACCCACGAACGGAGGGGAAATTTATGCGCCGATCCCCAAGGCGTGTGACAGTTTTACATCACCTCGCCGGGAAGTGCAAGCCGCCGCCAGAACCCAAGAGGCAGCCAAGCAGCCCGAAGATCACGTAGAGGATCATGATCGCCACGACCGCCCATAGCACGATCTCAAGAACGCGACCAATGATCGGAATACCGGTCATGCTGTCGAGGACCGGGATCAGCAGCCGGATGATCGCCACGATCGCGATAATAATGATCAGCCAAATGAGTAGCTGTTCAATGACACCCAGACCGAAGCACGCCATGCGTTCCTCCTATCTGACCCTCACCCATTGATAGCGGTGACCGCCGAAACGGCGCACAGGAGGCGGCCGCATGCCATAGGTTCCGAGCGCAGGCCGGTAGCCATAGGTCTCGACTGGAGGCCGATAGCCATAGATCTCGTCGTCGCTCTCGTAATAGCCGTTGCGATAGCCGTAGGCCGAGATCGAAGGGAATGGATCGATCACCACAGGACCGCCGTAATAGCCGCCATAGTCCGGCGTCACTGGCAATGAGCTAGGACCGCCCCATGTCGAGCTATTCCATCCTCCAACGCCCCAGCCATAACAGCCACACTGAGCAGCAGCAGGAGAGGCCAAAAGAAATAGGCCGATAGCCAGAAAAAATGCTTTCATTTCAAGCTCCTAAAATTGGCGGCCTATTTGCCAAATTACCGGCCTATTTAGCCGCGTCCCGGGAAGTCGCGCCCCATGATGGCGTCGAGCCGCGCCTTTGGCAAACTGTCGACGTAAATGCCAAATTCCTCATCATCCATGCGCAGCAGCTGGTCGATCGAGAGCGGCTCGCCTGGAGGCGTACCGCCGCCGTCTGACAGGGAGCGCGACGCCGCGGCGCCGGCCTGCTCCGCCTGGATCTGGGCGATAGCATTGCGAGCCGTGGCGCCGGCCTGCGGCTGCGCCAATGGAGACCGCCCCCCCGATCTGGACGTTGCCGGCTGCCTAGTCGGGGGGGCGGCTTGCTGCGGCTGCGGTGGACGCCAGCCGCGCGCCCTGGCATAGCGCATGATCGTACGCGTTGGGCTCCTGCTGTTCTGCAGGGCATCGCCGACCAGCTGCCTCTCTTCGGCATTGAATTCAGCCACGATCCTATCGATCTCCTGCTGCGTGAACTGCACGTTTGGATCGAGCGGGTCCTTGTCGTACAGAGCGAAACTCAATTCCACGAGCCTCGAGTTTTTCAAGAATTGATAGGCCCCTTCGTCGCCCCAGAAATGCCGGCCTTCCTCGGTCTGTGAAAAGCGGGCAGCGTCATTGCCATATTCCCGCACCATGGCCTGATAGTTCAGCTGCTCCTGCGTATCCTCCTGTTGCTGCATGCTGGCGTTGGCCATGAAGATCTGCCGGCGCTGCATCTGCGCGAGCGAGCCAGCCAGATCGATCGAGGGATCGATCGTGTCCTCCAGCATCGGGTTCTGCAGCATTTGCTGCCGGCGCTCATACTCCTGTTCCTGGGGCGTCAGCTGCCGAGGCGGAGGAGGCGCCATCAGCGCATCGTTTAAGATCGCCAGTCTCTCAGCCAATTTGGCTTGGTTTATCCGGCCCTCCTCCAATTGGCTGCGGAACGCCTCGCCATCCGCCTTGAGCCTGTTCATCAGTCTCTGATGCTTGCCAAAGCTGATGGACTTTTGTTCCCGCCCGGTCCGCGGGTCACGCGTGATCTG